AGCTAGGTTGCTAGGATGACGATTGCTTGCACATTACGGGTTATCTAAGTGGTGAAGCCACACACCAAGCCCTTACCAACATTCGGGTAAGGAACAGGCCTTTCCTTTTAAGCTCGTACACACGACCTTAATAAGACGGGGCAAATGCCCACTTCAAATCTTACTAAAGCCTGGTGTCAGTCAGATCAAAAGGACGGGTATAGCCGTTATCTATAGACAACGGTTTAACCTTTGTTTTAAATAGATAACCGGTAACTTTAGGAAACCGGTCCTAAACCATGGAATTTACCCATCCATGGCCTTAGAAACAACAACACTAACGGACCTCTCATTGCAAGAGGTGATACTCATTAGTCGTTAACCATGTAGTACCACATTGCGAAACCCTAGATCGATTCCTTAGTCTTTTCCTTGACGACCAATAGCTTATAGCTATCCTTGACATTCAGTCAAGAGTCATTACTGGTCTTCCATTCAAGTACTAAACGTTTGGAACCGTCGTAGGTGAATCTGAAAGGCTTACCTTTCAAGAACCCACGAATCCTCCTTGGAAGATCTTCTAAGAAGATCAACTTATACGAGGGATCATGGTCAATAGGATCAACTATGGAATAGATCGGGGGAAACGCCTTGCTCCTACTATTGTCGTATGTGCTATCGTCGTAGGTGCCTGCAGCCCAAGGGGCTGAAGGTATCTTCCTCAAGACATCCCGCCTATCCCAGTATACGCTGTCTCATGCTACTCAGTCAGTACCAATGATGACCCTCCATCTCTCTGATCTGGAGAAATTAAACTCTTCGACAAGAGTTTTCTTCAGATCGCTCACCGTTGCGTATAACTTACGCCCCGGTGAAGGAGACAACACTAGCGGCCTTAATCGCATATCGAAGAGTAAATCTTCAGACTTACTGATTTGCTTCATTATGCGATTAAAGTTTCAGACTGCTAGGAATGTGTCCCAGTTTACTTTAGTTGTATTTCCAAATACACCTAAAGCATCTGTACACCCTCTCATCACACAAAGAGTGACGAACTCCTGGACCCGAAGACGGGGAAAAGTCTTCGTGAACAAGCTTATGCTACTCGTTCAAAATCCCTTCCGGGATAAAGCCTCAGCAAGTTCGACCACACGTGACAACGATCTCCTCCCTTCTACGGTGAATCAGTCTGGCGATAAAGGTTTTAAATCTTTACCCGACCGGTACCACCCCTTGGCAAATTCTGCTAAATGCAGCTCGCCAAAGGATTTAGACATAGAGACCTCAATACCTAAAGCCTTTATTAACTTAAGGTACTGTGCTGCAATTGCAGGATCTGCGATGACAATGTCATCGCCAAGAATACGATACTTATTTCTCGCACTCTTGCCCGCAAGTTCAGCCGCCC